GTGGGTCTTATTCCCATAAACCAATGCTTGAATGTGATATGTTATTAGTATTGCCAGATTTAAGTGAACATGATGTTGATTACGATAATACAATACCAATAGGTAAGGGTTTGAATAGTCAAATTGGTGAATGGAAATATCAACATAAAGGTGATTGTTTTATTTTTACTGAAATAGCTGATTATGATTGCTATCTAACTCCAATTAAAGATTTAGATGTGGTAGATGAAGATGATTATGTTAATCATTCAGTTGTAATAATAGATAATTCTGAATCAGAGAGTTTCAATGATAGATTTGCTGATTTATTTAAAAAACCATCAAATAAAAAAAGAATGTTTGTTCTTATTAACAATTAAAAATTATGGATAATTTATTATTTTTATACTGGGTTTTCAGTACTTTATATGTCATAGGTATGGACATGTATCAAAAAGCTGGAATTAATTTACAAGGGTTTTTAGTAGCATGGGTATTTGGTTGGGCCTTATTACCGATATCATTAGGTACTAAAAGAGCTAAAGAAGTAGATAAAAATTAAAATATGAGTAAAAATACACACACTTATACAGAACGTTTAGTACCTTACGAAAAAACTGTACATGAGCATAAAGCACCAACAGATAAAAGTGTAGAATTATTAAATGAGTTTCAAGAAAAAGCAATTGAAAATATAATGCATCATTTTAAATTAAATGATAACATTATAACAGCTGAAGGGTTTTTTATAAATACTTCTTATGGAACTCACTTCGAAAATACTATAATTATGCATTGTAAGTTTGTATTAAATGGTAAAGAGTTTCATGTGAAAGATACTATTGATTTATTTGGTATTAAAACAAAGTTTAAAGAGTATTTTGAAGATGGTTCACATCAGGATGCTATTTTAAATGTTATCTATAAAGTAATATCTGAAAAGATAGCTAAAGATTTAATAATGCAAAGTAAGGAAACAGTAGGTTCTTTTTTAGAAGAAAGTAAATTCCAATCAACCTATTAAAATTATGATTAATAAAATAACAAGACAAATCGCAAAAGAATTAGGTATTGATTTTGATATCTTAATTGAAGACTTTCAAGAAGATAGTTATGAAGAACATAGAAGGGGTTCTAACTTCTTTACCAGGTCAATAACTGAAATATCTGAAAAATATTTCCCAGAATTACCCAGAGAATTAGATGGTTATTGGGAAACTAATACTTATGTTTTTGATTCTGATTATGGTAGAGAGGATAGTGATATCACAGAACTTAATAGGGTTGAAAAGAAAGAGAAGGTGATAACTAAAACTTATTGGGAAAAGGTTTAATTTAAACCATTGGGTGCTCTGGACGAGGCGGGGACGGCAGTCTCTTATACTAGATGCTTGAGGTTCAATTCTTCTTCACTCAACAAAAATCAAAAAAAATTAAAAAATATTTGTTTAATTGAAATATTATACATATCTTTGTCAGGTAATTAAAAATATTATTAACGAAAAAAAGAAAAAAAATGGGATTAAAAGATTTGTTCTTTATTAACAATGAGGAAGAAAAAAAACCAGAAACTGTTGCACCTATCGTAACAGAAGCAGTTAAGTTTCCAGGGGTAAACGAAACTTCGAATATGATACCACCCACTACATTTCCAAATGTAACACCAACAGTTGCATCTATTAATAACCCTTCATGTCAACCACATTTAGAAAAAATCATTCAGTTATATGAATCTGGTTTTGATGGTTTGAATCAAGCTGGTTATGATTTCTATGAATTCTATAAAGCTGTGGTTAGTGGTGGTATTGATAATCCACAAGTTTATGCTATGGCCTTAAGTATGGGTAAAGCTATGGATGGTAATGTATCTAAAGAATCATTATTATCTCAATCTCAATACTATTTTGATGAGATTATGAAAGTTCATAAAAGTTACGTTGATAACGGTACAACTAAGAAAAATCAGTTGTTAAGTACTAAAGAAAACGAAAGAAGTCAATTGTCTAGTGAACTTGATGGTTTGAAAATGCAAATGGAAGCAATCAGCAATCAAATTGTATCAAAACAATCATCACTTTCAGAAATTGATAATAAATATGCAAACGAATTAACTGAAGTAGATTGCAAATTAATGGCTAATGATGTAGCTAAAGATAAAATACTGTCATCAATTAACGCAGTAAAACAAGGTTTAACTAATAATTTAAAGTAAAAATGGAAACACAAAACACGTACATGAATCTCCCTATTATGAAACACTTCTCTGAAGGTGAGATTTCAAACAAAATCGACAAGTTCAGAAAAGGTGAAAAAGGATTATTCTGGTTCTTGAAATTAGGAGCATTAATCGGATTGGGGTATTTAACATGGGTATATGTATTACCACCATTGTTCTTAGCTATTGGTCAATTTTTAGCAGTTGCTGCAACTGGAATACTATTGGTTGGTTTAGTGATTGCTATGCCAGTTATATTGAAAGGTATTCGAGTTTTAACACGAAACTTACATAAGGCAATTATAAAACATGACCCTTTTATGGAGTTGGAAAAACAAAGACAATTAATGATTGCTAATCAGCAAAATTTTAGATTATCTAAAGGTAAAATTTCAAATCTTAGACAAGATATGGAAGTTGAAGCTGATAAATCGGAGAAAGATGCTAAAGAAATGCAAAACCGTATTATTTCATTACAAAGTAAAGCTCAGAAATTAAAAGCTGAATTAGATGAAATGGTTGCTAAGGATGGTGCGGCTGCTAGAGGTTCTGATGACTATGTAAATGGTAACGCTGAATTGATGAAGTTACTATCTGAAGCACAACGTGTAGGTCACCAAATGGTACAATCTAAAGATTTTGTTACTAAATATGGTACAAGAGCCAATATCATGAAGAAATTCGGTCAAAAATTGATAATGGTTGAGACAAGTATGGATATTAAAGTATTAGACTTTGATGCAACAATTGAAATCTTGAAGAAAGATTATGCATTTGCTCAAAAATCTAGAGAAGCTACAGAAAGTGCAAAATCAGCAATGTTGTTTACTAAGAGCTGGGAACTTGATTACGCATTAGATGTTGTAACAAGTACAATTGCTGAAGATATTGCAATCACAGCTGGTAACTTAAATGATATTGATACTTTAACAAGTAAATATTCATTGGATAGTGATGAACTATATACAAATCTAGATACATTAGCTAATCAAATTAGAATCGGTACTGAAACTGTACCTTCAGCTAAAGCTTATAACAACCCAGAATACAAATTAACGGGTGATGATAAGTTGAAAAGTGGTGGATTTGGTGAATTATTTTAATTAATCAAAAAAAAATCAAAAAAGATTTGGATAATTGAAAAGTTATCCTTATCTTTGTAAGGTAAAATTTAAAAACAATTATTAATAACAAAAAAAAAAGAAAAAAAATGGGAAGAATTTTTAACAGAAAAAATCCAAATCAAGGTTTGACTACAGGATTTGAAATTTTTATTTTAGCGGCTGGTTTAGCCATCGTTTTAACTGGTGTGTATTTCTTAGCACCTGGACTTCGTGTAGATGAATCTAAAACACTAGACGGAATGGAATTGAGTGATGATAATATCGATAACAGTATGAGAAGTACTTTGATTGATTTACCATCTGATGAGTTATCAAGTGAAATGTCTGATAAATCAGTAGTACGAATTGCTGGATACGCTTGGAATGGCCAATCTGGTATCATCGTAGCAAATGGTGGTCCAAAAACAACTGAAGGTTCCCTTATGGAGGCAAACGGTGTTAATTTGGAAATCATCAGACAAGACTGGGTTACCGAATTAAAGAATATGCAGTTGAAGTTTATTGAGGAAATGGACCGTGGTGTTGAATATCCTAAATCTAATAAATCAGCTTATGGTGTTATTATAATGGGTGATGGTGCACCATATTACATCTCTACTATGCAATCAGCATTAGATGATAAATTTGGTGAAGGTAAATATCACGTAGAGGTTCAAGGTTGTTTCGGTATGTCAGATGGTGAAGATAAATTAATCGGACCTAAAGAATGGAAAACAGACCCACAATCAATGAAAGGTGCCCTTATCTCAACTGTTATTGGTGATGGTGACTGGGTAACTTCATTAAACTACGTTTTTGCTAATGGATTGAAAGTTAATCCCGATGTAACAACATATGACCCTGAAGCTGTAAACTTTTACCCATCTGAAGATGATGACTATATTAACTCTGCAAAAGAATTAATCAAATCTCAAAAGAATGGTTTCACTGTTGAATTGAAAGAAGTTAAAGACGGTAAATTGACTGGTAAGACAATCAATAAGAAAATTGATGGTTGTGCTACATGGACACCTGGTGATAAGATTGTATTTGATGCATTGACTGGATTTACTGATGTTGTATCAACACATGAATTTAGAAATCAAATGGCAACTACTTTAATCGGTGTTAAAGAATGGGCGGCAAAACACCCTAAAATCGTAAGTAATATCCTTAAATCAGCATTGACCGCATCTAACCAAATGAAACAATATGATTCATGGAGAGTAAAAGCATCTGAATGTGTTGCAAAGACATTTGATATGGAAACACCTGAATACTGGTACACAATGTTCAAAGGTACGAAAGGTAATAAAAACGGACTTGTATACAACATGGGCGGGTCAAGAGTACTTAACTATGGTGATGCTATGCAATACTACGGTATCAGTGATGGTATCAATCGTTATGAGTCAGTATATAACCAAGTATCAACGTACTTAAGTGAATTGAATCCTTACGGATTTATGCAATCAGTTGATAGAATTGTACCTTACGATGAAGCTGTAAACTTACGTTACTTGAAAAACATTGATGATATTGATGTAGGTATGGTCGAAAAATCTGATTACTCAAAAAACAAAACACACGTTATGGCTAGTGGTAACTGGAATATTAACTTTGCAACTGGAAGTACTACAATTCAACAAGTATCAAATAAAGATTTAGAGAAAATCTATAACTTGTTAATGCAAGCGGAAGATTCTAAATTAAGAATTGTAGGTCACACTGATAACGTTGGTAACCCATCAAGCAACATGACCTTATCTAAAGGTAGAGCAAATGCGGTAGTTGAATACCTTGAAAATCGTGGAATTCCTAAATCACGTATCCAAGAGGTAGATGGTAAAGGTGATTCTAGACCAGTTGCTGATAACTCAACGGCGCAAGGTAAAGCTAAGAATAGACGAGTAGAAATCACATTACTACAGTAATCTGAAAATTAAACATTAAAATGGGGTAAATCTAAGGTTTACCCCATTTTTTAACCTTAAAAAAAACAAAATGAAAAATTTATTATTAGTATTATCATTATTGGTGTCATTAACATCATTCAATCAAATTAAATTAGGGACTACAACTGACTTTGATAATTCAGAATTAAAGGGTTCTGACTCAGCTAAAGTTTGTTATTACTTATCAGCTGGTATCTCAATTTCAAACACTGGTTCATCAACATTTGGTAAAACATCTTACCCATCAATTGAATTTGGTGGTATGTATGACAACTTTGGTTTAGGTTTAGTTGCTGGTAGAGGTAATTTAGATTTCCATGGTGATGCAATTCAAAACTACTGGTATGAAGTTAAAACATCATTTAATCAACCAATTGGGCCAATTAGTGTCTATGGTATATTTGGTATTGGTAATTATATTTCAACAAAACAATTATTCATTGAATATGGTGTTGGGATGTCAGTAAGTATCAAAAAATACGGTATTTTTATTCAATCAAGCAACTGGGATGGTATTGATTATATCAGTACAGGACTTACTTACAATTTCTAATCAGTATGAATATTTTTAAACCTTTCGAGAATATAACCCAAAAAACTAAACTTTTTATAGGATTAGGTTGGTTGTTAACCATTATAACACTTTGGGTTTTATCTAGTCTTGGGACTACACATATGTTCCCAACACCAGGTCAAGTATTTAGTGGTGTATCTGAACTTTATAAAGAGGGATTAATTGTCCACATATTTAGTTCATTAGCATTATGTGGTAAAGCGGTACTAATAGCAATTACAATATCATTAGTATTTGCTTACCTATCAACACTACCAGTAATATCACCAATATCTAATATTTTAAGTAAATTTAGATACCTACCATTAACTGGAATTTCATTCTACATATCAATATTATTAACTGATGGTAGAGCAATTCAAGTTTGGGTGTTGGTTACGTTTATGACAACTTACTTAACAACATCATTATTAGCTATGCTAAAAGATATCCCACAAGAGGATTTTGACCACGCTAGAGCACTTGGTTGCAATAGATGGGAGATTCTATGGGAAGTTGTAATTAAAGGTCGTGTGGACTACGTTATTGAAGTAGTTAGACAAAACCTAGCAATTGTGTGGATGATGATAGTAACTGTAGAGAGTATTTTAGCAGCTGCTGGTGGTTTAGGTTTCCTAATCAAAAATTCTGATAAGTTCATGAATCATGGTCGAATTATCGCATTACAATTAATTATCTTGTTAGTAGGTTTATTTATGGACTTTACCTTAACATTTATCAGAAAACGTTTATTCAGATACTCAAAAATCTAATCATGAAATACGAAATTAAAGAAACAATTTTATGTCTTGACAACGTTAGCGTTGCATATGATGGTAAAACAATTATTAAAGACATTAACCTAACTGAACAAGATGTAATTTCTGAAGGTTTGGTAGTGGGACAAACAATTGCAGTAGTTGGTCGTTCAGGTAGAGGTAAATCAACTTTATTCAAAGCATTAACTGGTTTGATTAAACCAACAACGGGTAGGGTGTTGATTACTGATATAGCTAGTGTTAATAAAGATGATGCTAAATTAGTAGGTGAAGGTGATGTTGGGTTTGTTGACCAAAAGTATACATTGTTTAGACACAAAACAATTACACAAATCTGTAATTATGCATTGAGAAAGAAAGGTATTACTAAAGACGAAAAATCAACATTGATTGATAAGTATCTAACTGATTGGGGGTTATTTGAACATAAGGATAAATACCCATGTGAATTATCTGGTGGCCAAAGACAAAGAACTGCTATTATTGAACAACTGTTATCATCAGGTCATTTTATGGTATTTGATGAACCGTTCAGTGGTTTAGATGTTGGTAACATTGAGAATGTTAAATCAGCATTTAAATTAATTCAAGAGAGTCATGAATTGAATACTATCATATTCTCAACACATGATATTAACCTGGCTGTTGAATTGGCTGATAGTATCTATGTGATTGGTCATAAAGATGGTATTAAAGATTATAGTACGGTAGTTAAACATTACGATTTGAAACAAATGGGTTTAGCTTGGGAAAAATTTGGTACAGAACATTTAAATCTAGTTAATGTAATTAAAAATGATTTAATAAATTCATAATATGGCAATTGTTATCATCCTTATATTTTTCTTTTTAATCGTAAATGGTCCTAATTATAGAAGATAATTTTTTATTTGTTTAATTAAAAAATTATACATATATTTGTATAAACAAAATATAAAAAAAAATGAGAAAATTAGCTTTAATACCATTTTTAATTTGGGCTTACGTTTTAGTAGCTTGGATTGTAAACATCGTGAAATTATTAAATTGTGACTTTGAAGGTCCAGTTTGGAAAGAGGAAATAATTCACGCTATCGGTTTAATACCAGGGGTATCTATGATAACTTGTTGGTTTTAAAAAAATAACTTAAATAAACTAAAACCGCTATATATTTATATGTAGCGGTTTTTATAATATAAACAAATTAAAAAAATTATGGACAGTGACCCCAGTAAACAGAAAAATATCGATAATAATGCTAATGCTAGGAATGTTCTTCAATCCGATGGGTTTCGATATACTATTTTACATGATATTTCAACTAACAGGTTCTTATGGAATTACCACATTTATTTTTTACCTATTATCAGCATTTTGCTTTGGTCTTTATTTTCACTTTTCTAAGGTAAACCCTATTAAACACCTAATTAAAAAAGTTAAGAAAAATTAATACCTGACTAATTGTCAGTTAAGATTTTTTAAAAATAGATATTTAATGACTAAATGTCACTAAATATTATTTGGCATTTTACTTGACAATATAAATTATAATAAATCAATAAATAAAAAATAGTTATGTTTGATAATTTTGACGAATCCTTTAATAATGGGAATAAGAAAAATGAGAAATTACAAAAATTCATTAAAACTTTAATGAATATGAGAGAATCATTAAAAAATGATGATGAAAGTGAATTAGGTGAACCTAAATCGGTATCTAGATATGAAGATGGTGGTTACACATTTGAAAGAACTGAATGGGAAAATGAACATGGTACTATAGTTAAAATTGAAATGGTGGGTTCACCACTTGAAACTTCTGGTGTCAAAAAAGAATTACCATTACAAAAACAACTTGAGTTAGCCGTTACTGAAGAAAGATATGAAGATGCAGCTAGAATTAGAGATGATATTAATAAAAAAACTTTTATTACTGATTTAACTGATAATCAAGATGTTAAACCAAATAATGAGTGGAATTTTTAAAAAATATTAAAATATTTTCATAAAGTAGTTGACAAATCAAAAAATAGTTACTATCTTTGTAAAACAAATAAGAAAACGTTCTTTAATTTATTATAAAACATTTATCCAAAAAAATGAGTTCTGCAACCAAACAGACAAACTACATGAGATATTAATTGGTAAGGAAAAATGGTACTTGTATCATTGGAACTACGGAATTAATAAAGATGGTAAGACTTCCATATAAAAAAAAGGTTAAACGTCAGACCACCCCAACAGGTGCAAGTAGGATGTAGTTGAATAACAGTAGACTCTCGCCAAAGCAAAGCCGAAGACGTAAAATGGGTTAATCCGCTGGGATGAAAAACACAAAAAATCATTTTGGGATAAAGATATTACGAGACAGGGTTACACTGCCATAACAACCTTGCGGTGAATAAACTATTTAATCGCCGCATATTTAAGGTGAATAAGGTAATTATTAAATCTGGACAGTCTCAAAAAATTAGCATAAGAATCAGTTCAGCAAATTCAAAAATTCGTTTATGAAAAAAAAGATGATTCTGGCTAACATTATTTACCATTAGCACAAAGTAAGTGCACTATTCCGTTTGGGAGTGGAGATGAGGGTTGAAGTCCCTTATGGTGAACATATTGCGGTTTGGTGTAATTGGTAGCACAAGGGGCTCATAACCCCATAGCCAGGTTCGAGTCCTGAATCCGCTTCTAAAAAATAATTACCATGGGTCCCTGAGCAATCAAACCTGTGGGTTAAAAAAAATAATTTAAAAAAAAGTTGCATATATTATAAACTTTTAGTATATTTGCATATATTTAATAGAAACAGTAAAAAATAATTAAAAAAAATAAAATGAGAACAACAGGTACGACATATCAACCGAAACAGTATACGCAAGGCGGGAAGCCTAGTGTGACGGGTGTGTCATATCAAGTTGGTAGTGAGGAAATCATTTAATCATTAAAACAACAAGATATTTAAAACCCGAATCGCTAATTGCAGTTCGGGTTTTTTTATGTCCATAATTTTATAAACGGGACAAAAAATAAAGTTTATATGTTCTTTGACATGTTGGGTAATTAAGTTATACATAAACTCTAGTAGGAATGTAATTTATAGGGATGTGGACTAATTGGCTAAGTCACTACGTTTGGGACGTAGGCATCATCAGAGTTCGAGTCTCTGTATCCCTACGAACAGTTATAGTTGTACGTAAACTGCTGTAGAGATAGGAACGTAATTTAACGAGTAGTATAGGAGCGGTTTATCTAGCGGCATTTGGAATGCCGAGCACGCTGGTTCGAATCCAGCCTATTCGACCCTTGACTTTTTTGTACCTTACCTTATATTTATAATAAAAGAATATATGGCGAGGAAACCGAAAACAATACATTACTTATACAAGACTACTTGTTTAATAACTGGTAGATATTACATAGGTATGCACAGCACCATTAACTTAGAAGATGGTTATATGGGTAGTGGGAAACGATTAAGATATAGTATACGCAAGTATGGTGTTGATAATCATAAGAAGGAAATACTAGAATTCTTTGATACAAGAGAATTGTTGATTGAAGCAGAAATAAAAGCAATCACACCAGAAATGATTATAGATAAAAACTGTATGAATTTAAAATTAGGTGGGACTGGTGGTTTTGTTAATGAAGAACATAGACTAAAATTTTTATTAGTTGGTTCTAAAAATTTTAGTGACAGTGAAAAAAGAAAAATAAGTATAACCAAAGCTAAACAAACAAAAGAATACCGAAAATCAGTATCTAATGGTGTTAAAAGATATCTTAAAAACAATGAAAATAATTTCAAAGGTAAACAACATTCAGATGAAACTAAACAAAAGATGAGTGAAGCTAAAAAAGGTGCTGGAATTGGTGAAAATAATTCACAGTACGGTACATGTTGGATAACTAAAGATAGTATTAATAAGAAAATTAAGAAAGAAGAGCTTGAAACCTATCTAAATGAAAGATGGGTTAAAGGAAGAAAATAATGGTTCCCATAAGCCATTAAAAAATAAGTTATGGGAAGTTATTGTCCGATAGACAAACTGGCAAAGTCACTCCCCTTTGAAGGGAGAATCTGGGGGTTCGAAGCCCTCTCGGATAACCAAAGGATGGTTACAGCAATATATACTATCAAACTTTTAATTTGGAACAGTGTACCATCCTGTATTTCGGAGTGTTGAGCAATTGGCTGGCTCGCTTGACTGTAAATCAAGTCCTAACGGCATGGGGGTTCGAGTCCCTCCGCTCCGACTCGCTAGGGTAAATTTTAGATTTTTGACTTGTACTTGGCTTTTCAAGGGGGAAATAAAAATCATTTTGCCGATGTGGCTCAGTGGCGACAGCACTTCCCTTGTAAGGAAGAACACAAACATCGGGGGTTCGAGTCCCTCCATCGGCCAATAAGTAGGATAGACGTGCAGCAATGTATGGATTACGCCTTATGGGTTAATTACCCGTTGATGATTGGATATAAATGAGAGGTTCCAGTTAAGTCCTACTGACGTTATTAAATGAATACTGGTTTTTGATACCGCTTTACCGTTAGGAAAATCCTTATAAGGGCTGAGGCTTTAGGAGATTAACAGAATACAAAGGGGGTATGACGGGTGCAGAGAGAGGCACAAATTGCGGGTGTAGCTCAATTGATTAGAGCACTAGCCTTCCAAGCTGGGGGTTGTGGGTTTGAGCCCCACCACCCGCTCCACGGGCTGTTATATTTTAAGCTCTTATGATAGAGGTAAAAAATAGAATGCGGGCGTAGCACAACGGTTAGTGCATCGGTTTACCAAATCGAGGATGCCAGTTCGATTCTGGCCGTCTGCTCACATGGGGTTGCTTGCGGTGAGGTGAACCGACCCGTCCTGGATGACGGTGCTATAGCAGCTAAGGTCAAAAAGTGAATATGAGGCGTTGGTCGACAAACAAATCATTGAAGCGAAGTAGATAGGGTAACCTAGGTTCGATTCCCCCCAGCCCCACTAAAATAATAAATTATGAGTTCAACAATAAAAATACCATTATTGGGTATGGAAACAAATGTTTCAAAAGATGCCTCAATTGAGGAAATAATTGAAGCTGTTACTGAAGCAACTATAGTATTTTGCATTGCTTCAACTAAATATGGTATGGGTATAGAAAATGAACTCATTGCTATTGAAAAAGATAATATAAAACAATAAAATTAAAAATTATGAAAAACTTAACAATCATTTCAAAAAAGAAGAAGAAACGTTAGGGCACTCGGCTGTAAAAGTTACGAGTGTCATAAGAAGAAATATGCGCTCGTAACTCAGTTGGTAGAGTAGTAAACTTTTAATTTACGAGTCACAGGTTCAAACCCTGTCGGGCGCACACAGACACATAGACACAATAAATGGCTATGTTATGCGCCTGAAGCTCATGTGGACGGGCTTCCCGCTTTTAACGGGAAGGTAGAGGGTTCAAGGCCCTCCAGGCGCACTAAATTGAATGTGTATCCGTAGCTAGGCGAACGGTCCAGACTCTTAATCTGGTGAGTTAATTCTCCACCGTGGGTTCGATTCCCACCACATTCACCAACCAAACATTATAATGGAAAATCTAACAGTATTATTTTTACACACCCAACATCGTGCACAGTCACATCAATTTATTGTTGGTGATGATGGTTTAGTAGACTATCATTCAAATAGAATTATACCTAGAGAATGTTTTGAATTATTCTTAGTTGATTACCCAATGTTTAATGTAATAAGGGCTGAAGTATGTCAAAGAATATCTACCCCAGATGGTCCAAAGGAATACAAGTGGGTAAACATTGAGAGATATCGAGGTAGTTAATTATCTACCTTGAGATGCGTATTCTTTCTTATAGTTCTTTGAGTTTTTACTTTTAGAACTTTTTTTCTTAGAATGAATACCTGGTCTCTTTTTAGTAACCTTTCTTAATGAAGATGATGCGTTACTAGATTTAGTTGCTTTTGCCATAACTATAATTTTACAAATAAATATATAAGACAAATATTAAATACGATATTTATAATAAAATATTAATCAACTGAAGGGTTGATTTTTTGTTTTTTTAATTGTATATTTGTAATTATGAAAAACATAATATTTTTAGATTACGATTCAGATAGGGATGGTAATGAAATAAGAATTGGTAAACCAAACCAAGAAGCACCAACTGATAAAGTAATTGAGGTGGAAATGTTAAATTTAGATGTTGATTTATTAACAGATGGTTTAATTAAATTAATTGGTGAAGCCCATAAATTAGGTTTTTGGGATAAATCGGTGA